GAATATATAATTCGTGATGCAACCCAAGAGGATGTGTTAGACACGGTCTTAGCTGTAAAACAATTCTGTAAAGAAATACCTCACCCAGCTTGGAACAAGTTTAACACAAATAAAGTAAACAATCTTGTCACACAGTTGATAGAAATAGAGCATGGTTTCGTAAAGATTGTAGTTAAAGATGACGAAGTTGTCGGTGCTTTAATAGCTGTTATGTCTGACATACCGATTAACGACTTAATCTTCGCACAAGAACTGATGTTTTGGATTGACCCTGAGCATCGTACAGGAAGGACAGCCTTAAAATTAGTAGACGAGTATACCGACTGGGCTACTAACGCAGGGTGTAACTTCATCAGACTGTCAGAACTAGATAACGTACTAGGTGGTAGGGCAGGAGTTCTCTTCAAGAGAAAAGGTTTCGAACCTACCGAGACAGCTTACATAAAGGAAGTATAGGATGGCTATTTTCACAGCTATTGGTACAGCAGTTACAGCTGGCGCAGCTGCTTTAGGTGTCGGTCTAACGGCAGGTGCTACTGCGGTAGGTCTTGGGACAGTCGCAGCCGTTGGTGCGGGTGTAGGTATTTCTAATACTGTTAAAGCAGCATCAGCAGCTAGGGCATCAGCCGCAGCTACTCAACAGGCGGCACAGACACAAGTCCGTATACAACAGCAACAGGTTGCACAGCAACGTCGTCAGTCAATTCGACGTTCTATCATTGCCCGTTCACAACTACGTCAACGTGCTCAAGCAGCAGGACTAGGTGGTTCATCAGCAGTATCTGGTGGTATCGGAAGTATCAGTTCACAGTTAGGGACTAACCTAGGACTCGGCTCTATGTTGTCAGGTCTAGGTCAACAGTTTACCTCTCTAACAGGACAGGCTAACTACTTAAGTTCACAGTCTCAGATGTATAGTCAAATAGCAGGTATGGGTTTTGGCTTGATGAATTACGGAATCGGTCAGGGAGGTGGTTTCGGGTTTAACACTCCTGTTTATAACCAAGAGAACCTACAAAGAGCAGCTTCAGGTTTAAACCTAGCAGGTGGTTTCTAAATGGCATCTCTTCTTACACTAGAGGATCAAATCTTCAATGAGTTAGCCCTTAGTGCTGACTCTGAAGTAAAACGAGAAGAAACCTTCAACCCGTACAGCCAAGTTGAACGGGTAAAGGCTCAGGAATTGTCTATCGCTACGGACATTCCTGTAGACCAGATCGAAGCGGAACGTACCTCAGGTGATGCTAGTGCAGAAGTAGCAGCTAAGACAGAGGCTCTAAACTTTGACTATGCCCTGACGATTGATCAAGCCTACAATGATGGTCTGTCTGCTGAAGAGGTTGCAGGTATCATTGAGGAACGTCGTGCTAAGGGTGATGACATGACTCTATCTGAGTACATGTTGATCCAGAACCTTATGTTGTCAGACAATGGTGTCAATGCTTATGCTGCACGTACCATGACAAACATGGAAGTCTGGAACCGTCTATTACAGACAGAACTAGAAGCTAACGATTCCTCAGGAATCTCTAAGGTTCTGTCATTCTTCGACGTAAACGTCCTACGTGAACTTACTCTGGGTGCCTTTGAGAACGCTACCTTCCGTTCTAACCGTGAGGGTAAAGAAATCCGTGAGGCTTTCAACTCACTGAAACCAGCTGAGTTCGAAGAGTGGGCTAAGGAGTACATTGAAGAACGTAAGGCTGAGGGTATCTTCTCAGAGGACAGCCTATGGAACCTATACAAAGCAGCCAATGATGCAACCTACTTAGGGGATGACCCTATGGCTGGGTTGAATTTCTTGTTTGGCGGTGCAGATATTGTCACTCTAGGTAGCACAAAACTTGCCAGTGCAGCTGCTAGGGGTGCTAAGATAGCTGCAACTGAGACAACAACAATCCCTAACAAACTCCTAGGTCTATACAAGTCCCGTCGTCCTGTAGATACAGTGGCTGTCATGGGTGATGAGGCACAAGCAGCAACTGTTGCAGCAAAACAGGTTGATGATGCTGGTGCTCAGACCGATATGATCAATGCTGGTCGTACACTACCTGAAGAACTAGACCCTGTCAAGGGGCCAATCAGCCGCCCTAACGGGGTTACCTTCCGTGATGGTTCACGCAAGACAATCCTGACAGAGAAACTAGAAGAGTTTAACCGCAAGGGTTCCTTCGGTGAGTACATTCCACGTACAACCCTAGAAGCAACAGCAACTAAGATTGCAGCACGTATCGCATCTAGTACAAATGATGTAGTTGTCAACTCTCGTCGTATCATTGACGAAGGTTCTGACGACTATAAGGTCGTTGTACGTATGGGTAAGGATGGTTCAGGTGCAGCATTCCGTCGTAAGATGGATGCAGAGGCTGTAGCTGCACAAGACCCTAGCCTGAAGGTTGTCAAACGTGAGGAGGGACGTGGTTGGTTCGTAGAGGCAGAGGAACGTGTCAACGTTCTTGGACTACCTGATGAACTAGATCGCTTCAACAAGGGTAATTTTGTAGCTGATGCTATCAACAAAGTGTTTGGTGCTTCGACTGTACGTCTAGGTGACAAGCTAGGTGCTAAGTTCTTACAGGCTGAGGCAGGTCAAGCCCTTGTAGGTGACCTTGTGAAACCTTATGCTAAGGCTGTCAACGGCTTAAAGGCAAAAGAAACAGAAAACCTGTCTGATTTCATGACACAACTACGTGATGGTGAGTTGTCCTACATGCGTCAGGCACCTGACCGTACATCATTTGAGTCTATGTACAAGACAATGTACGGTACGAAACCACGTAAGGAAGTCCTAGACGCATATGATGCACTACAAGACATCAATGACACAACTTGGCAGATCAAATCGTCTGAACGTCTGAAGCGTGTTGTCTCTGAGGGTGGTGTTTACGTTAACATTACAGACGAATACGGTGACATTGGCTACCGTGTGTCAAGTGTACCTGAGAACGAGTTGATTATTGACGTAGCAGGTGGTAAATCCCTACGTCCTAACTCTAAGAACCTGAACAAAGACGTACCGATCTTCAAAATTCCTACGACGTACATGGATCACCTCTACGTAACTAACGTAAAGTCCACCCGTGTCTTGGAACGTGTCGATGTTATGCCCTATAACGCAGGTGGCCCACGTACTAACTCTGAGTTCCGTTACTTTGTGGGTACTACAAGGGATCAGAAGCTAATCTCAGGCAATACTGTGTCTGTCGGGTTCAAGACTTTACTAGGTTCATTTGGTCAGGAGCAAGCTAAACTTGCTGTCAACCAGTTAAACAACATTACACGTAAAGTAAAGACCCTGATGGACGAGATGGGTGTGGATGACATTGCTGATCTACAGTTGTCAAAGACACAGTACGATGAATTAGGTGATACTATCCGTGCTAACAACGCATGGAACAAACATGTCACTGACCTAGAGGATTTACAAGACCTAGCCCTCAAGTATAACTTCCGTTTCACAGAGGATTTTGTAGGTAAGGCTCGTGACCAGAAGGTTTCTATCCGTGAGGCAGGTGAAGACCCCTCTATGGTAGGGGCTACCTTCGGTGAGGTCGTAGGTCGTCGCCTGAACATGAAACGTGGTGACACACCATTGATGGAGTTCGGTGGTAAGAAGGCAATCAACGCAAGTCCAGTAGCTAACATTGCAGATCAGTTCGGTTCTGAGGTGTTCGGCTATGCTAACCGTGCAGCATCACAGAATGCTATGGTAGGCTGGGTAAAACTAGCTGAGAAGTCTGAGGGTGTCGTAACGTTCCCTAAGGGTGTACCTGAGAATGACTTCTATAATCGCTTCATGCAAGCTGAGGTTACCAAGACAGGTAAATACAACGACATTGCAGCACAGCTACGTGAACAACAGGACGTAATCAAACGTCGAATGAACCAGAACACTTGGATGTCTGACAAGTGGGACAGCTTCACATCAGCAGCTACTGAGGCTGTCTTCGAAAAGACAGGTTTCAAGGCTGACTTTACTAAGGCTGATCCTGCATCACGTCTGTTGCAGGTTGGTTTCTACTCTAAGTTTGGTTTCTTCAACCCTGATCAGTTCGTACTACAGGCTCTACACTCAATCACTATCGCAGCTATCTCACCAGTACAGGGCTTAAAGGCTCTTGGTCTAGCTACACCCATGATGATGATTGCTAACCTGTCAGATGGAGCTACACGTACCCTAGCTATCCAACGACTAGCTAAGGCTACAGGCATTCAGGTAGACGAACTTAACCAGCTTGTCAAGTACATTGACGAGAGTGGTCGTAACATTGTTGACAATCAGGTTATCGAACTTCAAGCACCACAAAAGTTTGGTGTTTCAAGTAACCTTGTCGGTAAAGGACAACAAGCTGTCGGCTCTTTCCTAGACAAGTCAACGATCTTCTTTAAGGAAGGTGAACGTGTATCCCGTATGACAGGGATTGTCACAGCATTCCTTGAGCACCGTGCTAAACGTCCTAACATTGACCCTCTGTCACCAGATGCTAAACGTTGGATCATGAACCGTGAGCAGGACTTGACGTTCCGTATGACATCACAGTCACGTAGCTTCGTTCAGAGTGGCATCATGAGAGTACCTACCCAGTGGTTGTCATTCTCTCTACGTGCAATGGAGAACATTGCGGTAGGCCGTAACTTTACAGCTGCTGAACGTATCCGTATGTTCATGGTTATGGGGCCGATGTTCGGTCTAGTTGGCTTAGGTGCAGGACAGATGACAGGTTATGTCGTTGAACAGCTTGGCTATGAGCCTGATAAACCTGAGACTGTCAAGGCATTCAACCGCATCAAGTACGGTTTGGTCGATGCATTCCTGTCTAACTTCCTAGGTACAGAGACAGCCTATGCTACACGTGTCGCACCCCTAGGTCAGATGCAGGACACCTACCGTAAACTGTTTGATGAGAGTTTCATCACTACTCTGTTCGGCCCTTCAGGTGAAATCTCCTCAGATATGTTAGCTGTTGCGTCTAATGCTATCGGTGCTATGATGGGTGGACGTACTGAGATGGTACGTGAAGACCTGACACAGCTACTACGTAACCTATCAACAGTTGACAAGGCTGTCAAGGTACAGGAGCTTATCGAATCAGGTAACTATCGTAGCCGTACACGTAAGATTGTTGTAGGTGACCTAGAACCTGAAGCAGCAGCAGCTGTTTTGTTCGGTGCAACCCCTGCACCTGTACAAAACTTCTACGACTATCAGGAAATGGTGTTCAAAAAGAACAACAAGTACCGTGATATGTCAAAAAGACTACAATCCAAGGCTACCCTCGCACTTTCCCTGTTGACAGAAGGGGATGAATCTGATATGATTAGAGGAACAAAACTTTGGGAAGAGATCAACGACGAGATTTGGTCTTCAAACCTATCTAATCAACTCAAGATGCAGCTACAACGTAGCCTGATTAGAGTAGGATCAGTACCTGACATTATGAAGAATGCTATGCGTGTAGGGTTAGACTACGAAGCACAGATTCTGAATCAGCAAAGACAGTAAGGAAATAATATGGCTGGATTCGCAGTAGACATTGGTGATGAAGGAGCAGCATACGAAAAGGGTGTGAACATGCCCAGCACCGCCTCAGGTGCAGCTGCCGTAGAAGGGATCGCCGCAATAGGTAAGGGTGTCTTTGGTGTCTTAGACTCAATGGACGCAGCTAAACGTGCTGCACAACCGACTGAAGCATCTATCAATAGGGAAGCCTTTTCATCTTTATCTAGTGCTCTTGACGGAACTAAAGGGGCATCAGCACTACAGAAACGTAACATTGTAAACACAGCTATTGCTCAATATAACAGCCAAGGTTTTGAAATCGGTGAAGCTGAGGCTCGTATGATTAAGCAACGTACAGGTATTGACGTTGACTTCCTGAACTTCGATCCTCAACAGGCGGCTATTAATGCTACTATAGAAAAGATGTCAGCTAACCCTGCGTATCTTTACAATGCCCGTTTGAAATTAGAAGCAACTGAGAAGCCTTACACAGACAATGACGTACTAGCAGAGGCTATGGCTGAAGTACAACGTACAGAATCTGCTGCCTTGTTCGTAGCTAACTCTAAGAACATTGAACGTGCTGAGTTCTTGACTTCTTACGTACCTCATGCAGACACTGTAATACGTTCTGTACGTGACAGTGCTGTAGCTGCCCTTCAGATTGAGATGACAGGTGGAAATATCACCCCTGAGAACGTAGTAAACCTACGTCGTCAGTTCGATATTGTCAAGGCCCAGCTAACAAAACCAGCCCTTATCGAATCTGAAGACTGGCAGGTCGTACAGAGTCAGTTAGATACACTTGACAACCTGTTGAAGAGTATCGAATCCTACGATGAGGACACCCTAGCAGCAGCTAAGTCTGATGTCATTAACGCTAACAGTGAGGTTCTTCTAAAACTGGCTAAGGAAGGTATCGACGATCCTATCCTAAGTAATGCTCTGTTGTCAGATAAGTTCGATCCTACAGCATATGTAGCAGAACACTACACTGAACTACGTAAGGCACTAGCTGGTCTATCTGCTGAGGATATCCAGTACACAGACCTTGACGAATACATGAAGCCTGAGCCTGTAGAAGGGCCAGATGGTGCTGTTACCTTACCGACACCTGAGATTGAGACACTACATGACTTAGAAGAGATTGATGCAGCAGAGGATCGTAGCCCTGTAAGCCGTAAGGATGCTGTCTTCTTCGCTGTAAGTGAACGTATCAATGTTGTCAAGCCTGAAATGCTAGACATTCCTGAACACCGTGATAACTTCTTTGCGGGTGTAGGTCAGGCAACTGTCAACATTGCTACAGCTAGTCAGTTATTCAAACAAGACACAATGATGATGGTGTACAACGATGCAACGTATGAACGTTTGAAACGTGTTGCTAAACTTGATCCTCAAAAGGCTGAACTAGCTACGGCCCGTTTGATTGATGGTTTGAAAGCACAGTTCAATATTGCATCTACAACTATCTCAGGCTCTATGCAGTCATCCTACTTTAAGATCACAGGTCTAGGTAAGATTGAGTATGACCTAGAGGCTCGTGTAGACACAGGACAGATTCGTATGGACCGTCAGGTTCTTCCTCTTGTAAAAGGCTTTGCTTCTAAACACTACAACGGTAATGTAACAGCAATGATTGCAGACCGTGGTCGTCGTTTGTCAACATTTGACCGTAGTCAAGTTGAAAATGCAGGGTTCAAGTTCAATACAGCATTCCAAGACTACCGTAAGGTCCAGAAGAATGCTAAGAGCCTACAGTTCTATGTCACTCAGATGAAGAAACTTGGGGTATCTACTGAGGCTATCGAAGCTACTATGATCCAGCCTGTCAGTGTAGATGAAGCTTCAGGTAATCTAGGTACTTTTAACAACCCATACCAGATATTCTGGTCAGATGATATAGATAGTGATGAAAAACTATTTGCAAGTCTTGATGTTGGTCAGTACTTTATTAATTCTGACGGTGATATTGAACAAAAGGTACGATGATATGGGAATGTTTGGTGATAGATCACAGGTTGTCTCTAAGGGTGGTGGAAAGAACCTTCAGCAAATGGAACTAGAAGAGTTCCGTAAAACTATGGAACGTATTGCCCGTGAGGATGCCGATAAAATGGCTATTATCAGGGATTCCCTAGGTATCACCCAGTCTTTACAAACACCTGAACAGGTGCGACAAGCTATTCAGACAGCAAAGGGTGGACCAGATACAACTACTATGGTCGATGTTACAGACACAGAGATGGGTCAGTTGTCTAGTCCTGAGCCTCTGTTTGAAATGGCTCGTGAGGGTGATATTCAGGTTTCACCATTGGATCAAGGACAACCCTCCAGCAGATTTGACACTAAAGGCCAGCTACCTGAAGAACAAGCACCTAGGAATGCTGATGAAGGTTTTAGTCCTATAGAGAAATCTATTGAACAAAAAACAAAAAACTTTTATTTAAACATCGGAGAACAGGCAGAGTCAGACCACGGATCAGTCCCTGTAGCTACAAAAGATGCAAGAGAAAAAGACTTGCCTGTTGATCAAAGAAGTAAAGACATAGGGTTTGGTCATAAAATAAAAGCATCCGAAGAAGCCTCTGGTATGATACATGGTATCCAATTTAAAAACGAAGATGGTACTTATATTGAACTTACAGAAGATCAAAAAGTAGAGATACTAAACAAAGACATGGCAGCAGAACTTTCATTAGCCCGTGCTGGTAGTGGTGGTAAAAAGGGTTGGGATGCTAAACTTAAAGACTTAGGTATTACGTGGGATGACTTAGATTATAAATACCAAAACGTACTCACATCTTTAGCCTACAATGTAGGAGGGGGAAAAGCTGGTACTGGTTGGACTGCTGTTCTTACCGCCGCTAAAAACCAAGACCCTGTAGCCTTTGCTGAAGAACTTCGTAGAAAAGATGCAGGTAATAATACGGCAGGTATGGACAACCGTGTGTTAAAAGAATTGTTCTATGCAGGAATTATATCAGGCAGGGATGAGGTCTCTTCTGTACTACCACTAGGTGATAGACGTTCAGGGGTGCCAAAATAATGCGTATCTTACTGGCCCTGACCCTATCATTATTTATAAGCAGTTGCGGTGTCCTTAGTGGTGCCGCATCACTCTTAGGTGGCGGCAGTAAAGGCCCAACAGTAAATGCTAACGTACAGGCAGGGGCAGAGAACAACCAGTCTGTCATTGACCAGAGTTCTGACATTTCAGGCGAGAATGTAACAGTAGATAAATCTTCAGGTGCCTTTTCTGTAGGAGGTGCTGTAGAATCCGTAAAGGTTATGAACCAAGATATACCGACATGGGTTATAATCCTGCTAATCTTAGGCTGGATGCTACCTTCCCCTAACGAAATCTGGAGGGGTTTCTTAAAGACTATAACACTAGGACGGTACCGTGGCTAAACGTGCAGACAAATCAAAGATGAAATGCAACTCACCTCAGAGAACCTCAGGGGGTTCAAAGAAGTTTGTTGTCAAAGCCTGTAAAGATGGCAAAGAAAAGATCATCCGTTTCGGTGATCCTAACATGACTATCAAGAAGTCAGACCCCAAACGTCGCAAGTCCTTCCGTGCTAGACATAAGTGTGACACGGCTAAGGATAAGTTCACGGCCCGTTACTGGTCATGTAAGAAGTGGTGATTGAGATGATGGAGACTATTGATCTGGTCATGCAGTGGCTAGTAGCACCTATTGCTCTTGTTGTCTGGTATCTGTTCAACATGGTAAATAAAAACAACACAGATGTGGCTGTCCTTAAGGCACAGCTAGACTCCTCTAAAGTATCTCACGACAGAGAGATGAAGGAGATGAAGGAGACTATCAAGGCTATCTTCAATAAGCTGGACAGTATAGAGCAATCACTAAGGGATAGATGACATGGAGAGCAAAGCATTAGCTGGGATACTAATGGCTGCTGTCATAGGTCTTATCGGTTGGAATATAAAGACAACACATGAACTTACCCTCCAAGTACAGAAGTTGGAGATCATTCTCTTGAATGATGCCTTTGCAAAGTGAGTAAGATATGGCTATCCTAGAAACTATTGCCGCAGCTAACGCAGCTTACAGTGTCATACGTAAGTGCTTAGAGAACGGCAGAGAAGTAAAGGATATGGTAGGTCATGTCGGGAAGTTCCTGACCGCAGAGGAAGAACTAAAAGAGGCTGTACAAAAGAAGAAGAACAGCCCACTAACCGCCATTACAGGTGGTGCTGAGGGAGACTGGGAAGAGTTTCAGGCACTTGAACGCATTAGAGAACAAAGGGCTGAACTCGAATCGTGGTGCAAATTGTACGCTCCCGCTGGAACTTGGGGAAG